CATGTTGGCGGCGAAGATATTGCAGCCGGACGCGAATCAGGATTACCTGACCGTCTCCGGCAAGCTGCCTGACATCCTTAAAAGCCTTTTGAAGCGCATCGGTTTGGATTCGGTGTTTACCGTCGATTCCTCCGATGCTTCCACTTTGTCGAATTGGATGTTCCGAAATCCACGCTACGTGGACGCCTACACAGGATTCCGTAATCTGCTCGCATCCTGTGGCAGACGCCTCGATTTCCAAGCCAAGGATAATCGCATCCTGCTTGGCATCACGCCGGTCGGCATCATCGACAACACGATCGATTCCGACTTGGTGGACTTCAAGGCCGAAACCAACTGTCGCGCGGTGAATCATCTCATCGGCCTTGGCTCGCAGGAGCTTAAAGATCGTCTGGTGGTCAATTATTTCGCTGATGCAGCCGGTGCGGTGAGTCAGACGCAGACGCTCATTGGCGTCGATGAGGTATGCGCCACATACGACTATTCCAACGCGGATTTGTCCACGCTGCAATCCGAGACGAAGAAACATCTGCAGGAGTTGCAGACCGGTGGTTCGGTCGAGGTGACGTTGTCCGATGAGGTCGGTGATGGTCTGCACGTGGATGACAAGATCGTCGCGACGGATCAGGCTTCCGGTGTCAATGTCACCGCCGTGGTGACGAAGCAGATTGTGAAAATCGATTCCGGGATTTTGACTTCGACGTTCGAGGTCGGACTGCCGGTGCAGTCGGCGAATGCGAACTATTCCGGCTCTTCCTCTTCGTCTTCCGGTGGTTCGCCTGGTGGTGGCGTGTCTTTGACGGCTGGTCGTGGCCTGTCGATTTCAGGCGGCACGATAAACGCGGATGTCGATTCTGATGATTTGAATGCCGTCAGGCAGGTTGCCGAGGCGGCTAACAAGACGGCTTCCGATTACGCGGCGCAGATTGGAGCGGCGAACAAGACCGCCGAGGATGCGAAGACCGTTGCGGATGCGGCGAAGAGTGTGGCCGATGGTGCGAAGTCGGGCATGATGACCGACGGTGAACGGTCTAAGCTCGCTTCGGTCGAACGGGGCGCGAACGCTTACGCGCTGCCGAAGGCGTCCACGGACGTGTTGGGTGGCGTGAGGGTGGATGGTTCCACGATTGTGAGCGTGGACGGTGTGATAAGCGCCCATGTGAACGGTGGCTCCGGCAGTACGGGAAAGGTCGTGTTTCCAATCGGCTATGTCGTGATGAACACGACCGGTGTTGACCCTGCGGTGGATTTCGGTGGTACGTGGAGGCAGTTGCCTTCGCTTGGTTGTTCCATGTTTGAAAGGATTGGATAGTGAAGTCTGACGGTTACTCGAAGTACGTGTGCGACAAGTGCGGCAAGACCGCGTATGTCGCAGCTGGCGATACGGAGGCGCGTGAATGGTTCACCGTGCGCCGGTATTCCGCTGGCAAGGCGACCCGCATCGCGGATGATGTGACGCCTGACATCTACGAATTGTGCTCCCAGTGCAATGCGTCTTTCATGGCGTTCATGCAGAAGGACGACGCTTCTTTTGAAGCATGGTTGAAGGAGGCTGAACAGTGACCATCGAACTTGTTGACGGCAAAGCCGGAGTCGCGCACATCTCGAGCGAGGACAAGGCGATCATCCATCAGGCCAAGTTTTCGAAGTCCGACGTGGTGTTCGACTGGGGCGACGCGTTCAAGTGTTCGATGAGTTCGCCCAACAGGGCGACGATCGGCACCGGCTGCGCGTCGATTCAAGGCTTGGACTGGCATATCACGGCGGCGGAATCCGTGACGATCTCCAACGGGTCGCAGGGCGTGAAACGCAATGACATCATCTGCGCGCATTACCATCGAGATTCCAAGACCGGTAATGAGCTGGTGGAATTGACCGTGTTGAAGGGCACGCCGAACGCGACGACTGCCGCCGACCCGACCATTCCGTCAGGGAAGATACTGTCCGGCGCGGTTGACGCGTACATGCCGTTGTGGCGTATCCCATTGGACGGTATCACGGTCGGCACTCCGGTGCGCCTGTTCACGCCGAAGGGGGCTTTGTGGGATTCCGTAGCCCTCTATAATGCCGATGGTTTCGTTGTCATCAAAGCCGGAATATTGATGCTCGTGAAGTTTAGCGGCGCGATAGGGGTCGGAAGCTGGGATGCGAAACAGTGCAAGTATGTTCTGCCGGAAGCGTATAGGCCGCCAATCGAGGTCAACAGCATGTGCTGCGTCGCGAATGGCCAGACCGCGCGAACGCTTATCGTACAGGCCAACGGTATCATCCGGGTAGCCAACATGGGATCGACTGGTAGCAGCCAAGGTTGCGTCGGAACTGTCGTATACCCAATCTGCTAGCTTTCCGTAACCCAACCGTGGAAACCGCCGTATACGAACAACAGCCTCACGCTGTGTCGGGTCGGACGCACAGTCACGGTCAACGGCAACGTCAAGTTCACCGGCAGCGGAGTGCAGAACTACGCGATGGCGGTTGAGACCATCCCTGAAGCGTTCCGCCCACTCGCCGATCAGAGCATCATCGCGTTCCCGTCCTGCGGTTTCAGCCTGCTTGTCATGCGTGACGGGAAGGTGCAGATGCTTGGCGACCCGAAATCCGCCTACTCCACGGCGCACGGCTGCTGGATAACAGCACAGTAGCTTTCCGTAACCCTCACCAAGACGAACACTAACTGGAATGTGGATTACCGTACCGCGCTGGTCGGCAAGATGCTGATAGTCGCATTCCACGCCACACGCCTCAACTCCGACTGGAATGCTGCGAAGGAGTGGGAGATATCCCAGCTTTTCACGCTACCAACCGGCTTGGAGGCGGCTTTCGAGGTGCATTGCGCCGCCGTGTCCAATTCCAGCGTCGGGCTGCATGGCGTCGAAGTGCAGACCGCGGGCAACGCCATCGCCCTCCGCTCGTCGGAGAAGATGACGATCGGCAAGGGCGGATGGGTCGAGGGATGCATCACGGTGCCGCTCGCCTAGGCGAATGTCACGCCATCTGGCACGGGGATAATCTTCGAGAAGCATTGGATGACATCGTTTGGCCCTACACCGCCGATGAGGACCACCGACCCGTCCGTGTTCCAAGTCGCCTGTTTTCCGTACGCGATGCCGGCCACATTCGCGACGCACCCCAAACTGACCGCTTTGGAGGGTTTCACACCCGATTTGAACGTCCAGACGGTGAAGTTGCCGGTGTTCACGGCGCTTCGGAACGATGACAGGTCAACGAAGATCAGACCATCCCTGACCTTGATGGTGTTCGAAGCGCTGTAAGGCACCGGAACGAACGAGCCGGTGGACTGCCATTGTAATTGGCACGTCTGGGTTACGGAAAGCTATTCAGCAGGTCAACACCAGTCGTTGCCATGCTCGCTGCATGTCCTTGAGGACGCTCAGATCAGGCTTCAAATAATACCTTGCGGTGGTCTGGATGTCGGAATGGCCGAGCTGTCGTGCGACCACGCTGATGTCGGTGCCCGCCTTGATTGCCAGCGTGCCGAACGTGTGACGCAGATTGCGTGGCGGGACAGAGGGTAGTTTCATTCGCTGGCACCATGACTTGTAACGGTTAGCGACTTGGTTCGCGTTCAGATTGCCGACCAGTCTGCCGGTCTTCGTGCCGTGCCGTAGTTCCGCCAACCGTTTGACGGCAAATCGCGGCAACGCCACGGTTCGACGGCTCAAATCGGTCTTCGGCTCGGTGACCGTCTCATGTCCTGCGACCCACTGCACGGAACGTTTGACTGTTACCGTGCCACGCCGCAGGTCAAGGTCAGACCATTCGATGCCGACCGACTCGCAACGGCGCAAACCGGCGCATACCGACACCAACAGCCATGCTTCGAGCGGATGCCCGTAGAAGCCTTTCAACAGCTTGCGCACCTCCTGCGCCGACAACACTCGCGGCTCATAGTGACGTAGGCGGGGGAGTCTGATTTCCCTTCTGGTCACATCATTGTCCGTCATGCCGCGCCGGAACGCGAGCCTGAGAATCGCACGGAACACGGCCCATGCTTTTCGCGCCGCTCCCGGCTTGTCGAAGGAGTCCAACCATGATTCGATGTCCGCCACCGTGATCGAGTCCAGGTCTTTTCCGCTCCATTGTGGGAGGATATGACGGTTCAGGGCGCTTTCATATCCCACTAGAGTGCATTCGCGGAGTTTCGCGCATGAGGGTTTCCAAACAGTGGATGCGAATGTGCCGAAAAGCATTGGTTCCTTCCCGATTATTGTTGAATAATCCCACACATTGTCGTGTTGCCGTTGGCCTGACATGCGTGTGGGTTTCTTATTGTTTCACATCCATGATTCTCCGTTCATGTTTTTAAACCCGTCGATTTCGACGGGTTTTGTTTTTAACGCTTCTTTTAAGGAGGATGTTTTGACTCAGATCAAATTCGATTTCGGCCATCCGAGTGCGGATGGCATCGCCGACTTGGCCGGTGAGACGGTTCACGTGATTCCGACGAGCCGTTTCAACAGCGGTAAGCGCATCGTGGTGCGTGACTCGTTCGAGGTGAGACTGGACGAGTATGGCACCGCGACCGTCACCGTTCCGCCGACCGATAACACGTTCGCCTACGAGGTGACCATCGGCGATAGCGCCGATTCATGGCGGTTCATTCGCGTCGTGCAGGTGCCGGATTCGACTTCGGTGTTGAATTTCTCCGATCTGGTTGAAGTTGATTCTACCACGCTCACGCCGGTGGGTACCGGCAATCCGTTGGCTGACATCGACCAGTCCGACATCGACTGGGCGTTGGCCGCCATCCGCAACTGAGAAAGGACAGAAAATGGCAAATCCGGACAAGTTCATCCGCCTGCGCGATTTCGCGAAGATCATGCGCGCCCTGCGCGAGACCGACGTGGACGGCACGACCTTCCATTACGACGAATCGAAGCACGAATACGCGAATGTCAAGGAGTTCTACAGTCAGCACCGCTCCGGCCGAATCTACGGCGTGCAGTTCCCTCGCTACTCCTTCTCCCATGTGCCCACAGGCGCGAAGACCCACGACAACGCAAACCTGTCCGTGACGGTATCCACCGCCGCGAACGCCGGACGCGACGACTACGCCTACCTCAACGCCTTCCAATGGCGCGATGTGAACGCCACCGTGGACGACTCCGGCGTGCCGCACATCACCGCCATCGAAGGGGACAGCCGATTCCGCCGCGACGGATCCAACGGAGACGTGTTCGTCATGGTCGCGCCCGGATATTTCCGCATCGACGGAGACGACAACCACATCGAACTGCTTTACAGCGACGAGCAGTACGACGGCTTCGAACCGATGCCGGGACTGCTCCTGCCGGACGGCACCGAACGCCCATGCCTGCTGTTCGCGAAATACGCGGCATCCCTGTCCGGCGGCATACCGCGCTCCTGGAGCAGCCAGAAGATCGACCCCGGCTTCGGCTGCCAGAACGACCAGATCGACCTCGCCCTGAAAAAGGGCAAGGGGTACGCCGGCCAATGCCAGCCGGACGTCTTCTACTTCCAGCTGATGCTCATGCTGAAATTCGCCACCAAGGACATGGAGGCGGCGCTCGGCGGCTGCTTCGAAAACTACACGGCTCAGGGGCCGGTCACCAAGGCCGAATCCAACGCCAAACGCGTCATCATCGCCAAGGACACCGCCGACAACATCCTCGTCGGATCCACCATCAACATCGGCACCGACAAGGAACGCAACAACAGCGGCAACCACTCCATGGCCGAGGCCCGCACCGTCCTGTCCAAGACCACCATCGACGCGACGAACGTGGCCCTCAACATCGACGGCGCCGCCATCACCACCACGACCACCGCGTTCGTCAGCACCATGCCGTGGAAGACCGGCGCCACCGACTCCATCCGCGGCAGGGGAGACGGACGCCCGCAGGCCGACCACGCCGGATGGCAGCCGGTGCGTCTGCAGGGCATCGAACGCGGCAACGGCATCTACGAGGTCGACGCGGACGCCATCGTCAACGCCTACAAGGACGCCGACGGCATCGGCCACACCGCCCTCTACCTCGTGCACGACATCACCAAGGCATCCAAGACCAGCACCGACAACTACACTCTCGTAGGCGAGTTTCCGACCCGCGACAAGACCAACGACTCGAGCTCGCGCTTCGCCGAGGACTTCAACGTCGTCGACGGGCGCGTGTTCCTGCCGACCGGCATCGGCGCCACCTCCAGCACCGGCCTCACCGACGCCGTCTATGCCAATCCGGTCCAGGCACAGGGGCTCCGACAGGTGCACCGGTTCGGCATTCTCGGTGGTGGCTCGGCCTGCGGCGCGTTCCACGCGGGCCTGAACTGGGGCCTGGCGGGCCGCTGGTGGAACGTCGGCGGGCGGCCCTCCCCGGCCCGCCGCGATGTTTTCGTGTAGTTGTCGGGGCGGGCCCGGGGTGGGAGGGCGGGCGCCCGCCTATCCGCGCTCGGCCGCTCGAAGGCATGAGCCAAGAGCGGTGAGGGGTGAGCGCAGCGAGGGGGCGCAAGCCCCCTCATCGTCCCGCTGAAAAACATGTGGGACTCGGAGTGGCGCGCCTACCGTCCTTCGCGTCGTGCACCGGTTCGGCAATCTCAGTGATGGCTCGAACTGCGGCGCGTTCCACGCGAACCTGAACAGGGACCTGACGAACCGCAGGTGGAACATCGGCGGCCGCATACCTGGACAATCCTGTCGAAAACATCAGAACACTCCGATTACCGTCGGCCACGATCTAAGCCAGACGGCATGCCACGGCCAGATCCGAAAATGCAACACGAGCACGCGGCCGGTAGATGAACCCATCCAGCCACATCGACAGCCGCGCAAAGTCCAGATAGGAACAGCTCAATTGAAAACCTACTGCCGTCACACGCATTGCGGCACACCGGCCTTCGTCAGGAAGGCCATAGACCATTACCTGCAAGGCAAAACATCAAGACGCGACGTCACGAGATTCCTGGAACACCACCCGGACCTCGACGACCTCGCCATCAGACTCGCCGGCCAGATCAGGACCGGCGGATTCGACCATCCACGTATCCGATACTTCAACCGTGTCGAACCGATTTCCGGCAAGCATCGCGTCATCGGCCGTGAGGCCGTCGAACAGCAGATCCTCGACCACGTCGCGGTCATCGCCCTCATGCCCTTGTTCGACGCGAAGATAGGACGATGGCAGACCGCGAGCATCCCGGACCGCGGCACCAACGACGCACGACGTGTCATCCGCAAATGGATCCGCGAACCATCGAGCAAAGTCTTCGTCAAACTCGATGTGCGCAAATGCTATCCATCGATTGATCGGCCGACGCTCAAGGCGATGCTCTCGCACGACGTCGGCGACATGACGCTCCTGCGCCTCGTCTTCCACCTCATCGACTCCTACGCCGGCGATAACGGCCTGAACATCGGCAGCTACCTCAGCCAATACCTGGCGAATTATTACCTGTCGTCCATCTGGCACTTCTGCGAGCACGGACTCACCAAAACCAGACGGCACAGGGACGGCACCACCACGAAGCGAAGGCTCGTCACCCACGTCCTCTTCTACATGGACGACATCCTGCTGCTCGGACGCTCGAAACGCGACCTGTCGATCGCGGCAAGACGCATCACCACCTTCGCGCACGACCGGCTCAAACTCGACATGCACCCCGAATGGAACGTCAAGCACGTCGGCATCGAACCAATCGACATGGTCGGCTACACGTTCCGGCCCGGCCGGACGAACATCAGACCCGGCATATTCCTGCGAGCCGGACGGACCTTCGCCAGATTCCGCCGACACCCAAGGAACCTGACACTGGCGCGCAGATGCGCCAGCTACTACGGATACTTCATCCACTCCGACTCGACGCTCGTGCGCCGCCGCCGGCAGGTGGACAAGACAATGCGCATGGCCAAGCGGACGCTGGCCCGCGCCAACCAACAACCAAGGAAGGAAAAAAGATGAGCAAACTCGTCACCAGCGCCACACCGCTGGAAAAGGTCGAATACTTCAGGCGGGGCGACGGCCTCGCCGACATCTGGCTCCGCGAGGACATCAAGCAGGTCCAGCATCTCGGCACCGATGGCACCGAGACCACCGAATACACGGCGCAGGAAACCTACCTGTGCCGCGACCTGACCGAACAGGAGGCGGTCGAGCAATTCGACAGCCTCATCCAATCGGCCGAGATCGAATCGATGGACGACAAGGAGCGCATCGCACAGCTCGAGCAGCAGGCCGTCGACAACGCCACCGCCATCGCGGCCCTCTACGAGGCGCAACTCACCACAGCGTCCGCCAACGATGCCGGAGCAAAGGAGCAAGCATGAACACCCTGCAGCAAGCCATGATCGCCATCTACGCCAACCTCGTCCGCTCCGGAGCCCGCACCATCGACTCCATCCCCAAAAACCTGCGCGACGAAGTCCAGAAGCGCCTCGACCCATGGAGCTCGGATGACGCCGCTTAACCTCTTTTCAAGCACGGAATTCTGGACGTCTCTCATCGTCGCCCTGATCGGCGGTGGAGGAGTGGGTGCCATCATCGGCGCCATCTCCAGCAGACGCAAGGACACCGCGGACATCGCCGCGAAGGCTTGCGACATCCTCACCGATTCCGTCATCAAGCCTTTGAGGGAACAGGTCGAGTCGCAGGAGGAGCAGATCCAGCACCTGGAGGATCAGCAGCGAAAATACTTCGCGCTCGCCGCATACACGAGGCAGCTGTTCCATTGGTTGCAACAGTTCTGCGAGATCGTCGAGCCCGATTTCCTCAAGCGGCATCCGAAACCGCACCTGCCGGACGAGCTGCGCGCCGACGTGGCGCCGGAGACCGTGGAGGACGCATGACCTTCGTCATCGCCTGGATCGGTCTCGTCGCGCTCGTCCTGTTTTTCAATCGTGGCGCCCACATGTGACGCCATCAACCATGAAACCACGCGTGAAAACGTGGGGTTTCCCGTTTTCAGAGAAAGGAAATGAATGCGCAAGCACAAGCCTCCGTGGCTCAAACGAATCCGGCTGGCGGTGACCGGCGTGGTCATGGCCATCACCATGGCCGTGGCGCCCGCCGCGATGGCCGACCTGAACGGATACGACGTATCCGGCTACCAGGCCCCGGACATCACGCAGGTCGCTCCGGCCGACTTCGCGATCGTCAAGGTCAACCAGGGCTGGTACATCAACTCCAGCTGGGGCCAGCAAGCATCCGGCGCCGTCAACACCGGCAAGGAGCTAGGCCTGTACGATTACGCGTCCGGAATGGACGCCACGACCGAAGCCGACAACTTCGTCAACCACATCACCGGATACGTCGGCAAGGCCATGCTCGTCCTCGACTGGGAGCCATACCAGAACGCCGCGTGGGGCAACAGCAACTGGGTGCGGACGTGGGTATACCGCGTCCACGCCAGGACGGGAGTGTGGCCCGTCGTCTACTGCTCCAAGGGCTTCGTCGGCCAGATACCGGCGGACGTCCGAGCCAAGTGCATGCTGTGGGCGGCGCAGTACGCCAACAACTACGCGACCGGCTACCAGGACTCCCCATGGCTCGCCGGATCGCAGGGCGAAGGCATGCTCCAGTACACGAGCACTGGCTACCTCAACGGACATGGACCGCTCGACCTCGACAAATTCTTCGGAGACAGGACGGCATGGCGCAAGATCGCCTGCGGCGAACGCGCCGGCTGCTCCACCACCGGAGGATCCACCGGCACGCCGAACGTCCACGTGGAGAAGCGGACGACCAACACCACCGACCTGAACGCCATGGCCACCGCCGTCATCCGCGGCGATTACGGCAACGGCGCCGATCGGCAGTCCCGTCTCGGCGACAACTACCAGGCGGTGATGAACATCGTCAACAGCCGCCTGTCCGGTTCGACGTACTCCGGCCCGACCACCGTGACCCGCACGACGACCCGCACCTACGTGGTCCGCTCCGGCGACACCGTGTCGGCCATCGCCGAGCGCACCGGCCTCAAGCCGGCCTCCGCATGGCGCGTGCCGTCCGGCAACATCAACCGGATCTACGTCGGCCAGACGATCACCTACTACGGCTCGTCCACCGTCTCCACGCCGTCCACGACCTACTCGTCCACGCACGTGGTCAGCGCAGGCGAGAGCCTGTGGAAGATCTACGGATCCGGCTGGTACGCCGCGGCCCAGCGCAACGGCCTCCGTCCGCCGTACACCATCTATCCAGGCCAGCGGCTCCGCTGACCGGACTCCAGCTCCACGATTAAGCGTTGTGGAGCCGGTTCCTGCAACACATAAAGGAGGTGTGGAATGGACAAGGACACCAAGACTGAGCTCGACTATCTGCTGCCCGACAAGGCATACGAGATCCTCAAGTGGGTCGCGCTGATCGCCCTGCCGGCCGTCGCATGGCTGGTCGGCGCGGTCGGCCCGCAGTGGGGACTGCCTCACTGCGGCGAGATCGTCACGACCATCAACGCCGTCGGCGTTTTCGTCGGCGCTCTGATCGGCGTGAGCCAGCTCACGGCCACCAAGCCGGACGATGATTCCGACAAAGATTAAGCGTTGCCACAAAATCAGCGACAACACTTAACAGAACTTCGTATCGGACTTAACAGCTGTTAAGCTGCCGCTAAGTCCATACGAAGTTGCCCCTCTCTCAGCCAAGGCTGGGGGAGGGGCTTTTCTTGTTATTCGGTCTTGTTCTTGCGTGGGCGTCCTCCGCCGACGCCGCGACCGGGACGACTGGCGTTCCATCGGTCGATGGTGTCGGGGAGCCATCCGCGAGTGCGGCCGATCGTGGCGTCCGGCTCGGGGAGCTTGTAGGCGCTGACTGCGGCCGTGCTGATGCCGAGCCGTTTGGCCACGTCGGTGACGCCCAGGTATTCGGTGGTCATTCGCCGTCCTCCCATTTCGTGGAGGCGAGGGCGAGGATTCCGGCGAAGCATCCGAGCGTGCCTGCCGGGAGGGCCTTGCCGCCGACGCCGAGCAGCAGGCTCACGATTCCTGCCGCGAACGCGATTTTGATGAGTTTGTCCTTCATGATGTTCATGGGTTAATCTGGTGGGGCCGAGTCCCGGATAGGTAGAGAATCCGGGACTCGGTTTTCAGCGCCGTCCGTGGCGGCTTGGCCGGTGGATGAATATCAGGATGACGGTTGATATTCCGACCAGCGCGGAGCCGATGTCGCCGAGTATCGCGGCGATGTCCTTGACGGTCTGCCAGATGTTTTCCATGTTCACCTCCTTTCCTTGACATAAAATATATTAGCACAGTAAATAAAGTAATGCAAGTCGAAACACAAGAAAACACCATGGAAGGCGGAGTCAGGCAATGCAAGGCTCCGCCTCTCTTTCACTTTGCGCGCGTCGACAGCCGAAGAGGTGGTGGGTGGTGCAGTGGAAAAATAGCGAATCCACTGACATCCTCGAGGTGGTATTTCAAGTGGCGCAGGAAAACGAGAATCATTTGAAACGGCTTCATTCCAACGATTCCATCGATTTGCTCACATATATGATGGGTTTTTGGAAACACAATTATCCGGCATGCGGGTGCCCTTCCATGTTATCCGGTCCGATTCCACACCGTGGGACGCGAAGCAAGCCTATTCCTTGGCGTTATTGGGCGCGCGCATGTCGTGCGATGCCATCGACATCTTCCGTGGTCGGCAAAAGCCGGCGCATGTAGAGCGTATTCTAACGGAGGACTGTATGCGTAGGCTTAAAATCGCAGCTTCCATAATAGGCCATTATATGAAGGAAGACGCAAATCTATATGCCAAGATTGGTCTGCTTCCCATCAACGTGTCCGCCATTAATGGCTGGTTGACTTCGACCACGAAATTCGAATGTGCGGCTTTGCTCAACATCGGCGAAACGCGGTTGAGATGCAACACCGCATTCAGGCTCAAAGGCTCCACGTGGAAGTGCGTCTTGGCTGATTTCGGGTGATCGCATTGATGCGATGATACGGTAGGAATCTGCAAAAGCCCTTGGCGTCGATGTTCGCAGTCGATGCCAAGGGTTTTCAGCGTGCCTTAAGCATACGGGAACTACTATAGAGAACCATGTTGAGAGAATTTGTACCAGAGCCGGCCTACAGCACCACGGATGATGACACGGTATATGCGTTGCTGTCGCGTCGTGCGCAGAAGAATCCGGATGATCTTATCGCACAATGGCAGGATGATGAGACTCGGCAATGGCATGATGTGACGGCAGGCCAGATGCTCGCTCGTGTGCGCGCCGTGGCGAAGGGCCTTATCGGTCTTGGAGTCAAGGCCGGAAGCATGGTGGTCATTTACTCTCCCACCTGTTACGAGTGGGGTGTGGTCGATTTCGCATGCGCGGCCATCGGCGCGGTAAGCGTTCCGATTTATGAAACCGATTCGGCCAAGCAGGCCGCTTCCATCGTGGAAGAGGTGGAGCCGGTTATTGCCTTCGCTGGAGATTCCGTCCACACGCAGACGCTCGAACAGATTCGTGACATGCATGAAGGGCTGCGTTACGTGTTCAATTTCAAAGCGGACGGTCTTGACGCAGTCGCCGATTTCGGAGAGGGCGTCGATGACGATACCCTTGATCAGGTCATTGCCCGGATCAAGGCGGACGACATGCTCACCATCGTTTACACATCGGGCTCCACGGGACGTCCGAAGGGTGCGATGCTGTCCCATCGCAACTTCACGCATATCGTGCTCAATGGCTACATCATTCTTGACGAGATGCTGTACCAGCCCAACAGGTTGATGCTGTTCCTGCCGTTGGCGCACTGCTTCGCCCGCTATATCCAATACGTGGCGATTGGCGGACAAGGCGTGGTCGGCTATCTGCCTGGAGCCAAGCATCTGCTCGCCGATCTGCGCAGTTTCAAACCGACGTATTTGCTTGGCGTGCCACGTGTGTTCGAAAAAGTGTACAACGCTGCCTCGCAGAAGGCCGGTGCGGGTATTCGCGGCAGGGTCTTCGCCAAGGCGTTCGATCATTTCGTGCAATGGTCCAAGGACGAGCAGGACGGGGGACATCATTCGATGGTGGCCCGAGCCGAGCATTCCTTCTTCATGTCCGTCGTCGGCAAGTCCATTCGTTCCGCGCTTGGTCCGAACCTGAAATATCTGGCATGCGGCGGCGCCCCGCTGAACGTCGACCTTGCCCACTTCTTCAATGGCATGGATGGCATCACGTTCATTCAGGGGTACGGTATGACGGAAACCGCGGCTCCGATGATCGTCAACTGGCAAAATGCGAATCGCGTCGGTTCCGTTGGTAAGCCCGGGCCGGGTATGGGTGTGCGCACCGATGATGATGGCGAGCTGCAGGTCATGGGCCCCAATGTTTTTCTTGGCTACTACAAGAATCCTGAGAAGACCGCTGAAGTCAAAATGCCTGATGGTTGGCTGAGGACCGGCGATCTGGGGGCCATCGACGATGATGGATTCGTGTATATCACCGGCCGCAAGAAGGACATCATCATCACAGCCGGAGGCAAGAACGTCAGCCCCGCCCCGATGGAGGACATCATCGACACCTGTCCTATCGTGTCCCATGCTGTGGTCATTGGCGATGGCAAGCCGTTCATCAGCGCTTTGATTGAACTGGATTCTGATATGACTCGTTCTTGGCTTTCCCAGCAGGGTCTTGATGCCGATATGTCCATGAAGCAGGTAGCGGAAAACGATGCCGTGCGCGCTTTCGTGCAGCAGTATGTCGAAAAGGCCAACGCGAACGTTTCCCGTGCGGAATCCGTACGAAAATTCGAGATTCTCGATGAGGAATTCAACCAACAGGACGGCACCTTGACGGCAAGCCTGAAAGTTGTTCGTCCCAAGGTGCTGCAGCGCTACGCAGACGTCATCGAAAACGTGATTTACGCGCCAAAACCCTCCAACAGGCCGTTGCCGAAGACCGTCCAGATTCTCGACCGCACCACCGAAACCGTCAAGCAGGCGTCGGAAAGCATGCGGCAGGCTTCTGAATCCGTCAGCCCGAAGGTTCGGCAGGCATTTGATACCATGCAGGAGAGAATCAAGAAGCAGTCCGATGAACCGGATGACGAGACGGCACCGTCCGTCGAGCCTTCCGCAACCAAGAACAACGAGGAGCGTTAATTTTGGCAATCCGTGAGATTCGAGTCGTACCTGATCCAGTGCTGCGCACCCCATGCGATCCCATCAAGGAGATCACGCCCGCGGTGCGCCATCTGGTGCAGGATTTGTTGGATACCGTTGATGACCCGGGACGCGCCGGGTTGTCCGCCAACCAAATCGGTGTGAGTCTGCGTGCGTTTTCCTACAATATCGACGGCAAAATCGGCTATGTGCTTAACCCGGTGTTGGAGGAGACCAGCGGAGAGCAATATGGCGATGAAGGCTGCCTTTCCGTTCCAGGATTGTGGTACAAGACTCGTCGCGCCGATTATGCTCGCGTGCGGGGCATTGATCTGGACGGCAAGCCGGTAGTGTTGGAAGGCCATGGCATCATGGGCCGCATGCTGCAGCACGAGACTGATCATTTGGACGGTCACGTCTATCTTGATCGTCTGGAAAAGGAAGAACGCCGCGAGGCGATGCGTTACATGCGCACCCATCGCAAGTGATCGAAACAGCGAACGACGATTCAACCATGGGGCCACGTCAGAAAGACGTGGCCCCATGGTATTTTTAATATTTGTGCGCCAATTTGGTGAGAAGCGCTGCCGCGAGTGCTTCAAACCGCCCAATTATTGTCAACCGGTGCGCAACCAATTCGCGTCATGCTCGCGACGACCTGTGTCGGTCGGCTGATGCCTGCAAGGCATTGGCTGCACGCAGGAACGCATGACCAGGCAAGAACCGACAAAGAAAGAGGTAGCAATACCATGGCTCAGATCACTATGAGCGACATGCTGAAGGCAGGCCTGCACTTCGGCCACCAGACCCGTCGTTGGAACCCGAAGATGAAGCAGTTCATCCTCACCCAGCGCAACGGCATC